ATTTGCAGCTGCATATCCACAACTTCGTTACAAGCCTGACCACGTAGGCCAAGCACACTTCGATGGTTCACGTTACATTCATGCTTACTTTGATACTGTAATCGACACCAAAGAGTCTATCACAGGCGGTGGTTCAGAACGATATCTAAGTGAAGATTATATGTTCTGTCAGATGTGGCGTAAAATGGGTGGTAAGATTTTCCTCTGCCCTTGGATGCGAACACAACACATTGGTACATATGCATTTACTGGCAATATGCCAGCTGTTGCACAGTATACTGGCCGTCTATGATTATCGGACTGGTAGGTTTCATTGGTTCTGGTAAAGGAACAGTTGGTGATATTCTTGAAACTCAAGGATTCTCCAAAGATAGTTTTGCCAAACCTCTGAAAGATGCCTGTTCAATAATGTTTGGTTGGCCAAGAGAGATGCTAGAGGGTGATACCGAAGTTTCTCGCAAGTGGCGTGAAGAACCTGATTCTTTCTGGAGTGAAAAATTTGGTTATACATTCACGACACGTTTGGCTTTACAGTTTATGGGCACAGAAGCAGGAAGAAATGTGTTTCACCAAGATGTATGGGTTATCTCATTATTGAATCGTGCAAAAGGTAAAGATGTTGTCGTTACTGATGTTAGATTTAAAAATGAGATAAACTACATTCAACAAAACGGTGGAGTAATTGTGCGTGTCAGGCGAGGTGAAGAACCTGAATGGTACAAACTTGCCGAAGATGCAGCTGCCGGTTTTTCATCAGCAATTATGGGAATGAAAGACAAAGGCATACACCAATCGGAATGGGATTGGATTGGTTCTGAATTTAATTATACCATAGACAACGATGGCACAGTTAATGAACTAGGTAATAAAGTGAAAGAGCTGTTGCAATTCATTCGTTAATGTTGTATAATCATTTATATTATTTTTTTGTGGAGAAATTATGAAACTATCTAATGACACCTTGAGTGTTTTAAAAAACTTTGGTAACATCAATCAGGGTATCTATTTCAAGAAAGGTAAAGTCCTAAAGACTGTATCTTCTGGTAAGAATATCTTGGCCGAAGTTACCATTGGTGAAGAAATTCCTGCCGACTTTGGCGTTTACAATCTAAACGAATTTCTTTCTGTTGTATCTTTACACAAAGATACTCCTACTTTTGAGTTTACTGAAAAGTCTGCTGTTATCGTTGGTAACAAAGGTCGAAGTAAAACCAATTATCGTTTCTGTGAACAAACTATGCTTACAGTTCCGCCAGAAAAACAATTAACAATGCCTACACCTGAAATCTCCTTTGAGATGACAGCAGAAGATTTTGATTGGATTTTGCGTAGTGCATCCGTTCTAGGTTCACCACAAATTGGAATCGAATCCGATGGTGAAACTGTTAAAATTACCACACTCGACACATCAAATGATGCTGCTCACACCGATGCACTTGAAATTACAAAAGGTAATGGTGACAAGTATCGCATGATTTTCAAAACAGAAAACATCACCAAAGTTTTGGCTGGTGGTTATGATGTTCAAATTTCATCTAAAGGTATTTCACACTTCAAGAACAAGAAAATTGCTTTACAGTATTGGATTACAACTGAACAAGGTTCTAAGTTTGAAAAGGCAAAATGATGGGTGAAATAAGAACTTGGACAGATAAGAATGAATACTTAAATGTATTAAAGAAAGAAATCGAAGTTTTGAAATCCAGATATAATCCAAATCAAGAAGGTACTGGTCATTTCAATACTGCAATTTCTGTCTTACAATCTCGCATAGAAGAAATTGAAAATGAATTGAACTGGCCATTTACAAATTAATGCGAATTATATTATATATTATGAAAGAGGTGAATTGTGGAACATTTATTGTGGACAGAGAAGTATCGTCCTAAAACTATTGAAGATTGTATTCTTCCTGAACGCCTAAAGAAACCGTTTCAGGAGTATGTTACTCAGAAGAACATACCTAATCTTTTACTTACTGGCGGTGCAGGCGTTGGTAAGACTACTGTGGCGAAAGCCATGTGTAATGAAATCGGTTGTGATTTTATGGTCATCAATGGTTCTGATGAGAACGGCATTGATATGGTCAGAAACAAAATCACCAACTATGCATCATCAATGTCTTTTTCTGGTGGTCGCAAAGTCATTATCATTGATGAGGCAGATTATCTTTCTGCAAATGCACAGGCAGCTTTTCGAAATGCAATCGAAGAATTTGCTGTGAACTGTTCATTCATCTTCACCTGTAATTTCAAAAACAAAATCATCGAACCATTGCACAGTCGATGTGCCGTTATTGAATTCACACTTAAAGCTTCTGAGAAGTCATCTATGGCTGGTCAATTCTTTAAGACCATTCAAACGATTTTATCACAAGAAGATATCGCTTATGAAACACCAGTTGTTGCTGAGTTAATCAAGAAACACTTTCCAGATTTTCGCCGTGTGATTAATGAACTGCAAAGGTTCTCAAAGTTTGGTAAGATTGATACAGGTGTTCTTTCTCAGATTGTTGATGTGTCGCTTAATGACATTATGAAATTTATCAAAGACAAAGACTTTGGTGCCATTCGTAAATGGGTTGCAAGCAATGACATTGACCCAGCCACACTCTATCGTAAATTATATGACAACTTGTATGATATATTGAAACCTCAATCTATTCCACAAGCAGTTATTATACTTGCAGACTATCAATACAAACAAGCATTTGTTGCAGACCAAGAAATCAATCTTGTGGCTTGCTTGACTGAATTGATGGTATCATTGGAGTTTAAGTGATTGGAATATTTTCACCAACCATAGAATGGATAAAGAATGATTACAAGAGTGATAGAATTCGTTTTTGTCTTGAGGTCCTTGCTTGGGCTATTTCTATTGGTTGTTCTATCACTATGGCAATCACCGTTCCTACCCCACCTCTCTTGGCTTTATACCCCGTTTGGATTACAGGTTGTGCTATATACGCTTGGTGTTCTTATAGTCGTGGTTCCTTTGGTATGCTCGCTAATTATATCTTGCTTACCACAATCGACACAATCGGATTATTGAGAATGTTATGATTATTGATGAGAGAAACCTAGATGAGAAAGCTCTATTCAATAATCCAATTTACTTGTTGACTGGTGATTTTGAAACGGCTAAGTTCTTTAGTTGTCTTGCATCAGCGTGTTGTAAATTCGGTTACTTTGTAGAGAAAGCAATCAAAGAACATTTCAAATATACATACATTAAACAAACAGAAATAGGTGTTACAAATACAGGAAAGTTTTTGTTACAGAAACCTAAGTTTGGTGCAGAAGTTCCAGACTATGTGTTAGTTGATGAAGATACAAAAACAATCTATGTTTATGAATTGAAGATTAATCTCAGAAACATGGACTCAAAGAAAGCACATGGAGAGAAAGCCAAATATCAAAGATTGAAGTTACACTTGGAAGAAATACATCCAGAATATGAAACTAAAATCTTTGTTGTCAATTTCTTAGGTGCATCTGGTAGAAATGTTGGTTTGTATGAGGGACTAGACTATCTAAAGATAGTATCAGGTGAACAGTTCTGTGAAATGATGAATGTATCTTTTGCCTTGGTTATGGATAAAATACATTCCTCACGAAGTGAAAATCAACAGTTTTTATTAGACTATAAACAGAAAAAGTTGGAAGAAGTAAAAGAACCACAGTTCCAACAACAAAATACATTGGTGCAATTTTATGAATCCGTTTGATTATGTAAACCAGATTTTGTATGGTAAGAAGAACCTGATTGTCGATGAGGTCACAGAAAAGTCATATACACCGTTCTTGGTCAACCGGTCTTTGTCGTATCATAAAGACTGTATTGGATATGCCAATGAGATGAATTTCCGCCACCATTTAGACAAGAAATTGCAAAATGACTTTTTACTAAATACGATTAGGTCACAAAAACGACCTTTTGCAAAGTGGGTAAAATCTGAAAAAAGTGAAGATATAGAATGTATTAAAACCGTCTATGGTTTTTCAGACACCAAAGCTCGTGAAGCTCTACGCCTACTTAGTAATGAACAAATCCAACAACTAAAAGAACAAACCGATATCGGTGGATTAGGAAAGTGAAATGGTCGATTTATCAAAGTTCGTTGAGGTTACACTTAACGAACAAGACGATTTTTTGAAGGTAAGAGAAACACTTACCCGAATCGGTGTATCATCTCGCAAAGAAAAAGTTCTGTATCAGTCTTGCCACATATTGCATAAGCAAGGACACTACTATCTGGTACACTTCAAAGAACTGTTTGCATTAGATGGTAAACCAACAAATATCTCTGAGAATGATATTCAGAGAAGAAATGCAATTGCAAAATTATTGGAAGAATGGGGTTTGGTGAAGATTATAAACACTAAGGTAATTGGTGAAGAAGTTGCACCATTACACCAAATTAAGATTATTGCTTTCAAAGAAAAAGACGAATGGGAATTAATACCAAAGTATAACATTGGTAAAAAACCAAACGAAAATCATAATTATTGATTAAATAGTTTGCCTGAAAAGTGCGGTTGTTTGCCGCATTTTCTCAAAATTTGTGTTATAATGGTTGCATCTTAGCAGAAAATTATATTATGAGAATAGCACTTGCCTCTGACATTCACCTAGAATTTGCAGATATCAATTTGCAGAACACAGAAAATGCCGATGTATTGATACTCGGTGGAGATATCTGTGTAGCTGCTGACCTTGGTCGACCAGACCCTCATGGTTTCTTAGAAGGCGCAAGAAGTAATCGCATTGTCGATTTTTTCAAGCGTTGCTCATTCCAATTCCCTCATGTAGTTTATATTATGGGTAACCATGAACACTATCATGGTGATTTTGGAACATCAACAAACAAACTCAAATCAATGTTAGAATCTAATATGTTGAGTAATGTTTATTTGCTTGATAAAGAATCTAAGAAGATTGATGATGTAACATTTATTGGTGGTACATTATGGACTGATATGAATAAGGAAGACCCTTTGACACTTCTTCATATTCGTGGCATGATGAATGACTTCCGTTGTGTGCAGAATTCTAATCGCATGGTTCATCGTAGAGTTCCTCTTTATAAAAAAGATGCTGATGGTAAATACATCATGGAAAAAGTTGGTGAAATTAATCGCATGATTGAAGATGGTTATAAAATGAAAGAAGAAGTTTCTACATTTTGTCCAGAAGATGCGGTTGTTGACCACAAACAAATGCTTGGTTATATTCAGTCTGTGATTGAAGGTAAGTTTGACCAAAAGTTTGTTGTTGTTGGTCATCACGCACCAAGTCGTTCTTCTACACATCCAAGATATTCATCAGAACAATTAATGAATGGTGGTTACAGTTCTTCATTAGATGAATATATCATGGACCATCCACAAATCAAATTGTGGACTCATGGTCACACACATGAAGATTTTGACTACATGATTGGTTCCACTCGTGTCGTTTGTAATCCGAGAGGTTATGAAGGTTACGAAGATAGAGCTGAACATTTTAAACTGAAATACATGGAAGTTTGATATGAGTGATTATACACCAGATAAATGGTTAGGTGTTAAAATCACCGGTCGACCTTCTGAAAAACCAGTTTATAAAATATTTGCTTGTTGGTATGGTGGTTATCTTGGTTCAGATTCCTGGAAACTGAATTCTGGTATAACCTCCATATATGAAAATACCGATTACTATTTTTTCGAAGGTAGTAGTGGTTCAACATATTCATGTCGCAAAGGTTGTTATGGTGCTAGTGGATATGGTTATGGTATTCTTGAAGATATGATTGAGAAAGCCGCAGCAAACGACATTACAATAGATGTAATGCCTGAAGAAACAAAATGGATGGAATTAAATTATGAAAACTAATAGCAACTTTAAATTAAGCAAACAAACAAAACGATTCATGGCTACCATGATTGATCCTATTGAACGCAACACATATAAAAGATTAATGATTAATGCTCAATTAGAATCTCTAAAGCCAGCACCATCACATAAAGAAAAACGTAGTGAAAAGTAAATTCATAGAAGTTTATATGAAAGTGGCGGAGACATTTGCAGAATTGTCTTCTGCCAAAAGACTTCATGTTGGTGCTATTGTAGTCAAAGATGATAGAATCATTTCAATTGGTTACAATGGTATGCCTTCAGGTTGGGATAACAACTGTGAAGATAAAGAATACATGAGTAGTGATGCCGGAGGTTGGTTGGATCCCAATGAAATTGAGGAACAATGGCCAAATCAAGAACAACAATTACCAAAAGAAGATAATCGTTGGCTTCGTTATAGATTAAAAACAAAACCAGAGGTGCTTCATGCTGAAACAAATGCGATTGCGAAACTTGCTAAATCTACCGAATCTGGTTTGGGTGCTACTATGTTTATTACCCATGCTCCATGTTTGGACTGTGCCAAACTTATCTACCAAAGTGGTATTGGGAGTGTTCTATATCGGAACACTTATAGGGATACTAGTGGCATCACGTTTCTTGAAAAATCAGGAGTAACAATTGAAAGAATCTAAAAATTATACCACAAAAGTTGTAGAGATTTGTGATAATGGTGATGCTATTGTTGAATTACCTGATGAGTTAGTGAAAGAACTCGGTTGGGAAGTTGGTGATACTCTTGATTATGAAATGAAAAATGAAGCTGTTTATATAAAAAATCTTAGTAAGGAAAAAAGAGATGCTTGTGCTCCCTGATAATATGATAGGTAGACCTATTGGTTTCACCTGTTCGACATTTGATTTACTTCATGCTGGTCATATTCTAATGCTTGCTGAATGTAAAACTATTTGTGATTATTTAATTGTTGCTGTTCAAAGTGATCCAACTATTGACCGACCAGATGTTAAAAACAAACCAGTTCAATCAATCGTTGAACGATATGTTCAATTGTCTGCTGTCAAATTCATTGATGAAATTATTGTTTATGATACAGAGAAAGACCTTGAAGATTTGTTAATGTTCTTACCAATTAATGTTCGTATTATTGTTGAAGAATATAAAGACAAAGAATTTACAGGTAAACAAATTTGTGAGGACCGTGGTATCAAAATTTGGTACAACTCTCGCAATCATAGATTCAGTTCTTCCGAATTACGCAAAAGAACTTATCAATCAGAGTTAAGTAAGGTTAACAAATGAGTAAAATTTTTACTGATGTTCAACTGTTTATGTTGGCCTCTGGTCAAACATTGAATACACAGAATGAAACGCAATCTTTATTATATCGCAAACTAATTGATGAAGAATATCAAGAATTTTGTGAAGCTAGAATTGATGAAGATGATGTTGAAACTTTAGATGCTTGCTTCGATATGATTTGGGTGATTGTTGGTTATATGTTGTCAAAAGGTTATGATGTTGAAGGTGCTTGGGACGAAGGCGCAAGAAGCAATCTTGCCAAGATTGATGCTGTAACAGGCAAAGTTATCAAACGTGATGATGGTAAAGTTTTAAAACCAGAAGGTTGGCAGAAACCAGACTTCAGTAAATATATTAATAGGAATAAAAATGTCAATTACAATTAAAAATCTTGAAGCGGCATTGGCTGGCGAATCAATGGCTCATATCAAGTATCGTTATTTCGCTAAGATTGCTATGGAAGAAGGCTTTGAGGATGTTGCAAAACATTTTTGGCATACTGCTGACCAAGAATTACTCCACGCATGGGGTCACCTTGAGTTGTTGATTGGTAAACCATCAACCAAAGAATGTTTAGAAAAAGCAATTGAAGGTGAAACATATGAGTTTACTACAATGTATCCAACATTTAAAGAACAAGCCGCACAAGAAGGACATACATCAGTTCAAGAGTTCCAAGAACAAATTGAAGAATCAAAAGAACACGCTGAACAATTCGAAGAAGTTTTGGCCAAAGCAGAAAAGCGTTTTGCTGCATTGGCTAAGATTGAAAAACGTCATGCAGAGGCATATCAACAAAAATTGGAGGCACTATGAAAGAAATCCATGTGTGTGTAGTTTGTGGCCACGAACACAATGAAGAATTTGAAGGTAAGTGGGAAGATTTACCAGAAGATTTTCTTTGTCCAGAATGTGGATGTGGTAAAGAAGATTACGAAGTTATCTAAAACGAAAATATTTTATAGAGAGGTATAGTATGAATATTCGTGAACTGGCCAAAAAGTTGGCGGTAGAGTATAAACTTCCAAGAGCAGATAGGTATGACCTGTATCTGCGGGAGTTTGACAGCAAGGTGGAAGTCCTTGGATGGGTTCAAGACCCAACACAAAGCATGAACGACTTCCGTGGTCGTGAAATGCTATTCCCAAAACGCTGGGTCACCATTGGAGTTTTGCCATCGGAGACAAAGGTAAATGTATAAGGTAGTATATTACCGAACGGGTAGCACAACCGTAGACTCTAAGGAGTTTGATACTCTTACAGCTGCGGTTCAATTTTCAATTAAACTGCCGATAGAATCGGTCTTAGAAATTAAACATTATGACAGTAAAACTAATAACCTTCAAAACGAACCATACGATTTTAGGTGAAGTAAAAGATATGCCTGAGAATGATTATGTTGAAGTGAAAGATTGTGTTCAAATCATCTCAGTACCACCAACAAGTCAAAACCCTCAAGGTGGTGTTTCTTTTGTTCCGTTTGTTGAGTATGCAAAAGAATTCAAAACTGGATTCAAAATT